AAGAAACCTACAAAAGCCCCAATCGACTCATTAACGCAGTCATGGCGGGTTGCTTTGTAATCGCCAGTAAGATTGTTATAAACAAGGAATTTAGGCACTTTTGTTACCTTGGGCCAGTCAAGGGCGGGTTGCAGTTTTCGCAAGCCTACAGGCACGAATTGAATGACTTGGTACGGGAAGGCCAGCGATACATTCAAATGCACTATTCCCCTGAACAGATTGGAGCGGCATGGGATACGCTATTCGACTCCATTTAGGGGCGGGGGATCGATCATGGCCTGGCTGGATCAACGTCGATTGCGTCGGGGATCAGGATTTGCTGTCCGATGTAACGAAACTTGACTTGCCGGATGACCACGCTGACGAGATTTCAGCGATCCATTTGTTTGAGCATATCCCGACACCTAAGGCGAAACAAACGTTGCTAGAGTGGTTGCGGGTGCTAAAGCCGGGCGGTCAGTTGTCGCTTGAAATGCCGTGTCTTGATAACGTGATTGCGCTGTGGAATCAAGGGCACAGGAATGACGATTTGATTGGGCGTGCGTTGTTCGGAATGCCCAAACCTGATACGATGCGGCATCATTGGTGTTACTCTAAAGCTGAAATCGGTGCGCTGTTTACCGAGGCAGGTTTTCAGAACGTTCGATTTGAAGAACCTTTTTTTCATATTCCGCAGCGAGATTTGCGCGTTTTAGGATTCAAATGAGCATACCTTCGCGGGTTCTCGGTTCGGGTGTCAGTCAACTATCCACGGTTTCGATTTGCGGGGATGGCAAAGACGAAATTACGGCTACCGGATCGACAAGAACCGACGCAAAGCAATTGGTAAGCGTGTTCAATTCGGTGGACACGGTTGCATCGGGTACAGGTGTGAAACTTCCCCCGACCGAAATGGGGGAGGTGATTTACGTTTCAAACAGCGGTGCTAGTGCGCTGAAAGTCTACCCGTATGAATCAACATCAACAATTAACAAAACGACTTCAGCAAGCGTAGCCAAAGATCATACAAGCATTTTTTTTGCAGTCAATAATAGTATGTGGTACAGCATTGTCGGCACAAAAACCTAATCCCCACAGGAGAACGTTATGGCACTTGATTCAGATATTAACAACGCAGATTCGCAACTCTATGTTGAGTTTTACAACTACGAAAAAGACCCCTACAAGGGAAAGCCTTTCGTGCGAATCATTGTGCCAGGAGACAAGACCACGGTAATCGATCAGCCGGTTCGGGATGACCACAAAGAGCGGTTTCCCCGTCAATGGCTGCATTTTCAGATGCAAAGCGGTGATGGCCCGGTTATCGGCGTGCCGCTGAAAGATTGGTTTCAAGACCGCCCCGATGAACTGACCGACAATCAACTGGCTGAATTGCAGATTCTGAAGTTTCAGACGGTTGAACAAGTCGCCACGGCAAGCGATAATCAGCTTCAACGGATTGGCATGGGCGGCATAGGATTGCGCGAACGTGCGCGGAATTACTTGCTGAACAAGAATCAAAAGGTTTCTAGCGGTGAGTTGGAAGAAACCCGCGCACAGCTTGAAGAACTGAAGGCGCAGATGGCGATGCTATTGGAGCAGCGCAAACCTGGCCGACCGAGGAAAGAGAATGTCAACGACAACGATGCTGGAGTTAGTGCAGCAAGTAACTAACGAGCTTGGCGTCGCAACTCCGACAAGCGTAGCAGGTAACACCAATCAGGACGTAATCCAAATTCTCGCGTTAATGAACGCGAATGGATACGAGTTTTTGCGCCGTCACGCTTGGCGGGAACTGACTAAACCGCACGCGTTTTATACGCAATACATCACGACGACCGGCACTTGGACGACCGCCGCCCGCACGATCACGATGGCATCGACTGCGGGACTTGATACGACATATCAGGTTCAAGGCACAGGCATCAATCAGAACACCTACATTGTTTCGGTTGATTCGGGTACGCAAGTCACGGTCAATCAAGACTTTGCTGCAAGCGCCGCAGGTGCTACTGCCTACTTTCAGAAAATCAAGTATTCGCTACCAAGCGATTACGAAAGCCTTGTTCCGCGCACGATGTGGGATAAGTCGAAGCATTGGGAAATGCTTGGCCCGGAAGATGCACAGCAATGGGAATGGCTGCTGTCGGGCTATATCTCAACCGGCCCGCGTATCCGTTGGCGCTTGCTTGGTGCGTACTTTCAGATTTGGCCCGGTATGTCTACGGCTGAATATCTTGGCTTTGAGTACCGCAGCAAAGGATGGGCGGCTGCTGCGGATGGGACTGTCAAGAATTCCTTTACTGCCGACACCGATACCTGTATCTATCCCGACCGTCTGATGGTCAACGCTACAAAGCTAAAGTATTTTGAGGCTAAAGGCTTTGATACCACAGCGATGATGCGTAACTATCTGACAGAGATGGAAGCAGCGAAAGCTCTCGATATGTCATCCGCTAACCTGTCCCTTGCTCCGCGTCCGGGCACAGTTCTTATCGGTTACGACAACATTCCTGATAGCGGTTACGGAACGAACTGATGGCAACGAGCGCACGCCGTCGGATGATGATCCAAGGCACAGCGGCGCAAGTCGCTTCCTTGCCTGCGCCTATTGGTGGCTGGAATGCCCGCGATTCGCTCGCCAATATGGAACCGACGGATGCTGTCCAGCTAACCAATATGTTCCCGACTGTCTCAAGCGTCAATCTGCGGGGCGGCTATCAGCAATTCGCAACGGGCATTACAGGACAAGTTGAAAGCCTGTTCAATTATTCCGGTGGAGCATCCGAAAAGCTGTTTGCGGTTGCTGGTGGCAAAATTTACGACGTAACCGCAGGCGGCGCTGTTGGCGCTGCTGTTGTCTCAGGACTGACTAACAGCCGGTGGGAGTACGTCAACGTCTCAACCCCTGGCGGCTCTTATATGTATTGCGCCAATGGTTTCGACGCTCCCTTGCTTTACAACGGCACAACGTGGACTTCGATCACAGGCGTATCGACTCCCGCGATAACTGGCGTTACCACGACAACGCTCGACGATGTGACGCTGTTCAAAAACCGCGTATGGTTCATTGAGAAAAACACCCTCAAAGCATGGTACTTGCCGACTTCCTCCATTGGTGGGGCGGCTGAACAGCTAGACCTGAGTTCTATCTGTCGGTTTGGTGGCTATCTTGTTTCCGTTGGAACGTGGACAATTGATGCTGGCTATGGTGCTGATGACAATTTAGTGTTTGTGACCAGCACAGGCGAGATCGTTGCGTATCGAGGCACAGACCCTGCAAGCGCATCGACATGGGCGTTGATAGGCGTATGGAAGCTCGGCACGCCAATTGGCAAGCGGTGTATGTTCAAGTATTCGGGCGATCTGTTGATCCTCACGCTTGACGGTCTTTACCCTCTTGCTTCTGCTGTGCAGAGTTCTCGGCTTGATCCAAGGATTGCGCTATCAGACAAGATTCAAGGCGCGTTTGCACAAGCGACTAGGACTTACCAAAACAACTTCGGCTGGCAGATTCTTTACAACGCAAAAAACAATGCGCTGTTTGTCAATGTGCCAACGTCCGAAGGATCGCAACAGCAGCAGTATGTGATGAACAACATCACAAAAGCATGGTGCAATTTCACCAACTGGAATGCAAACTGTTGGGAAATCTTTAACGACGATCCTTACTTTGGCGGCAATGGATTCGTAGGCAAAGCGTGGACACTTGACTATCAAGACAACGCAGGGAATATCCAAGCAAACACGCTGCAAGCGTTTAATTACTACGGTTCTCGCGGCGTTAAGAAGTATTTCACTCGCGCAAGACCTAGCATTTTTACCAACGGGCAACCGGGTATTTTTGTCGGTATGAACGTCGATTTTGACATCCAAGACACTACGGCGGCGCTGTCATACAACCCGCAAACCTATGGCGTGTGGGGTACATCCTTGTGGGATGTTGGCTTGTGGGGTTCGGATTCAACGATCACAAACAACTGGCAGGGCATAACCGGCATCGGCTACTGCGGCGGCATTCAGATGAAAAGCGCCAGTAGCGGCATTCAGATTGAATGGGCATCAACGGACGTGGTGTATCAAACGGGTTGGGCTGGTATATGAAGATCATTACCGAACCGAAAGAACTCATCGGGCGCTATGTGGCGCGTAAGCAAGGAAAAACCGATGATTGGCAAAATTATGCGGCAATCGGTTTGCTCAATAGCAACGAGGAGTTAGTAGCTGGCGTGGTGTTTGATTGTTACCAGCATCCCAATATTCTGATGCACATTTCTGCTGAACGATTGAGCAGGGGTTTCATGGATGCGATTGTGCGTTATGCGTTTGAGCAGTTGCAATGCAAACGAATTACAGGGACGATCCTCAAGAGCAACAAAAAGTCACGGCGATTTGCTGAACAGTTTGGCGCAAGGCTTGAGGGTGTGATGCGTGATGCACATGAACAAGGCGATGTGTGCATTTATGGATTGTTGAAAACAGACGCTAAAAAGTGGATGCGTCGGGAATTGGAGGCTACATCATGGGCGGCATAGTTTCTGCGGTGTTTGGCGGTGGGCAACAATCTGCCCCTGCGCCGGTTTATCAAACGGTTGACCCAACTGCGGCAGCTAAAGCGCAAGGCGCGGCTAACGTAGAAACAGCGATCAAGCAGGGTTACATCAATAACCCGAATGTGTATTCGCCTGCTGGAACGCAGCTTGTAACGTTTGACCCAAGCACTAACCAACCAACGGTTAGGCAAACGCTCACGCCAACGGCGCAAACAACCTTTGACACTCAACAAAGAGTGCAGCAGCTATTGGCAAGATTGGGCGAAACGGGCGCAACAACCGCACAAGATGTGCTGAACAAGCCGTTTACTCCAAGCGGAACGGCAGCAGGCCCGCTACAAACTCGTCTAGATTTGTCCAATCTCACACAAATGCCGGTCAATGCAGGAATGACGGGGCAACAAGCGATTATGGCGCGGTTAGAGCCGCAACTGCAACGCCAGCAAGCAGCGATGGAAAATCAGCTTGCCAATCAGGGCATTACGCCAGGATCAGAAGCCTATCGAGTTGCACAGACGCAGGCAGCGCAAAACCGCAACGATCTGTTGAGCCAAGCGGCTTTGCAGGGCATTAGCCTTGACACCGGAGCGCGGGCGCAAGGATTCAACGAACAGCAAGCGCAAATGGCGGCACAGAATGCAGCGGATTTGCAAGAAAGACAAAGACAGCTTGCAGAACGTCAAGGCCCGTTAAACGAAATTACGGGCTTGCTGTCCGGCTCGCAAATTCAGATGCCTCAGTTCCAAGGCTATCAACCTGCACAAGTCGCACCCGCCCCGATCTTTGCTGGCGCTCAAGCTGCAAACCAAAATGCTTTGACTCAATACGGCATTAACGCAGCGCAGCAAAATGCCAATATGTCGGGCCTTGGAAGTTTGCTAGGCGCAGGTCTTGGTGCATACGCATACAATCCGACTGCAATCAAAGGTTTATTTGGCGGGGTGGTATAAAAAATGGCTGAAAATCAAGCAATAAATTTTACATTGCAAAGCCCATACCAAGCTGAATTGGCTGATATGGCGCGTCGGCAGCGCATGGCTGAGATCATGCAACAACAGGCTTTCCAGCCCGCCGAAACATTTAGCTACGGCGGCATACAGGCTAGGACTTCGCCGCTTACGGGGCTTGCCAAGGCGTTGCAAGGGTATATGGCCGTTAAGACTCAAAAAGATTTAGCGAATGAGCAGAAAGCATTGGGCGAAAGAGCGCAGCGGGAAAGTGCATCCGACTTTGCTAAATTGTTTGAGCATATGAGAGGGCAGGAAGCAATGCCCGCCCGTGAACCCGCAACGCCGCATGATGACGAAGGTAATTTCATGCCTATGGTGGCTGCTACTCCTGCGCGTGAACGCGGCTTTGTTGATCCAAGCATTTTGCCGACTTTGCGCGATCCGCAAGCGCGTCAACTTGCCATGTCGCAAATGCTGTCACAGATGCGCCCACAAGCGCCTATCAGCGTGAAGCCTGGCGAAATATTGGTTAACCCTCGAACATTACAACCTGTTTATACCGCTCCAAAAGATGAAGAGTTTGGCACTACTCCGCACTACGAATTGAATGACAAAGGAGTGCCGCAGTCGGTAGTGTATTCAAAAACAGGTGCTCGCAAAGTAATTGGTGATGCTGTGCCACAAAATACATTTAATGCTATGCCACTTGAAGGCAAAGCAAGGTTGTATTTTGATATGTACAAAAATCAAACACTTAGCGCGGATCAACTTGCAAACCTTGCCATTAGTAATGTTCAACTTGGTGTGGCAATTCAAAAGTTAATTGATGAAACAGGACAAGGGCCTACCGGTGGAGTTCAATTGCCGCGTCAAGGTCAAATTCCTCAAGCATTGATAAATATGTTGCAAGGGAATCCTCCGATTGCGGGTCAAACAATGATGAATCAACCCGCTGCACAACCTGGCGCACAGCTTGCTGCAATGCCAATGGGACAACCTGCTGCTCCTGTTCGTGCCCCAGTAGCGCAAACACCTATGCCGCAAGCACCGGCTATGCAAGCGCCCGTAACGCCTGCTGATTTGTCTCGTAGTGGCTTGCCAATAAAAACGCAAAGAAAAATTCAAGAAAATTTGTTGACAGAGCAATTCAAAAATCAAGCAGCAGCAAAAGAGGCTTTGCCGCAACAGTTAGCGCAAGGTCAAAATTTGCTTGATGTTGTTGATCGTATGGTCGGAACGGTTGATAAACAAGGCAAGGTCATTACGCAGCCGCATCCTGGCATCAGCGCGGTAGGTAGTGCCATTGGTCGTTTAGGCTCTTATGTGCCAGGTTCAAGCGGCGCAGATTTCATGTCAATGTATGACCAAGTAAAAGGCCAGGCATTCCTTGAGGCTGTGCAAAAGATGAAAGGTAGTGGCGCAATTTCTGAAGTTGAAGGAACAAAAGCCGCTGCCGCCGTTACTCGCATGAATACGTCGCAATCGCGCGAAGAATTTACCAAAGCAGCAAGAGAATTCCAAGACTCTATGCGTCGCGGTATGGCAGAGGCTCAACGTCGCGCTGGTGGCTTGTCGCAAGGCGCACAGGATGCTTTAAACGCTGTGATGAGGAGATAACATGGCTGAACCGATCAAATCCCCATCGCTAAGAGACTTTGAGGCGGCAATCGCTTTAGAGTCAGGCAAGCCAAATCCTAACTTGGATGTTATCCGCGAACTAACGGATACCATGAAAGTCATGTTTTCTCAGGCGGGAGTAACGCCGAGAGAGCCGACAATGGCTGAACGTGTTTCACAAGAAATAGCGACAGAACCGTTTGCAAAGCAAATGGTGATTGGCGCGGGAACTGTGTTACCAAGAGCGGCACAAGGCATTAAAGGTTTGTTTACTGACATTCCTCGGCAAGATATTGAGGAATTGAATATGTTGCGACAAGCCACGCCAGGCACTCAAGCTGGAAGCATGGCAGGTGAAGCATTGATGGGATTTGCATTGCCGATGCGGTCGATTTCGATGATTCCCGGCGTTTCGCGGATGATTCCTAGCCTTGGTGGGCGAATCGGGCAAACCGCAGAAATGGCGGGAACGAGCGCCGCTACAAGTGCCGCTTTAACCCCCGAGGATCGCACAGGAGCGGCTATCGCTGGTGGGATGGGTGGTGCATTGCCCGCAGTCGTTGGGGTCGCTCAAAGGGCGTTACCAAGTGGCATGGGTGGCGTTAGCGCAAGGGAAGTCGCTGGCGAGCAAATTGCACGCGATGTTGGTAAAACCGCTGAATTGATCCGGCAACTTCGCGGTGGCTATTCGCCTGTTCCCGGCGTGCGTGGTACTTCGGCAGTCATAACGCAAAACCCGTTGCTGCAAACGCTTGAATCGGGAAGTCGTATTCAATCTGCGGAGTTGTGGAAGGCGTTAGACCTTGAAAATGCTCAAGCAAGATTGGCGGCATTGTTAGAGCGTGCTGGAACGCCAGCAGAATTACAGGCTTTGCGTGTGCGCCGAGATGAAATTACAGGCGGCGCAAGAGGACAAGCATTTGCACAAGCAGAGCGTGCAGCGCGTGAAGGCGCATCGCTCGGTTTAGCGCCAAATCTTGATGTAATCAATCAAGAACTTGTTGCATTGTCAAAAGGCGAGCAACGCGGCAATCCTGCGGTGCAAAAACTTGTGAAATATGTGCAAAGTGAGATTGCAAACCCCGAAGGCATTACGCCGCAACAACTTTACACGGTTCGCAAAGTATTGACGGGACAATTAAAAACCGGCATCAATGAGGAAATCGGTGCAGCGGCAGCGGCATCACGGCGCGAAACGATGGGAGTAGTCAAAGGGATTGATGAAAACCTTGATGCTTTATCGGATGGCGCATGGTCGCAATACCTTGCAAAGTACGGTGCTGAAAGCAAAGACATAAACAGCCGTAAAGCATTGCAAGATGTTATTGATCGAATTTCTCGCGGAATGTCTGAAGAAAACATTCCTACACAATTGACAGGTCTTAGAGGTGAGTTGCCGTTTGGTCGCACAATAGAACTAGCAGCACAAAAACAAGTTGGCAGCAAAACAATAGATCAACTTACGCCGCAAGATCGTCAACTTGTTGAAGCTCTAAAAAATGATTTGTTTAGAACTTCGCAAGCAATGAATATGCGTGCAACTGGTGGCCCAGGAACTGCGGCAGAACTGGCAATGTCAAAGCGTGCTGGTGATTTGTCCGGGACATTTGCAAATCAAGCAGCAACTGGCATGGGTGCGATGATTGGCGGTGTGCCTGGCGCGGCAGTCGGTCAATTGACTAGCAGTATTGTTGGCAGAGCATTGATGCAACAAGGTCAAAAAGGGCAAGAAATCCTTGCGAGATTGCTGCAAGACCCGCAAGCAATGGCAGCGGTATTAGAGAAGGCGCGACGTTCACAGGCGCAATTACAGGCAGCTAAACGTGCTGGTGTGGTTGCAGGTTCAGCAGCGGATTAAAGGAGAATATTTTGAGCTACAACGGCAGCGGGACATTCCAAATCAACACGGCAGGGCAACCTGTCGTTGCAGGCACAGTTATTAGCTCAACAGCGTTTAACTCGCTGACGGCTGACCTTGCGAACGGACTTAGTACCGCAATTACTAAGGACGGGCAAACGACTGTTACCAACAACATCCCCATGTCGGGATTCAAGATCACAGGTCTTGGGGCTGCAACGGTTGGAACGGATGCTGTTCGTTACTCGCAGATTCAGAGCAATACCGACAAGCTCGTGACGGTTAGCGGTACTGATACGCTGACCGGCTCAGTCACTCCTGCGCTGACTGCTTACGCTGCTGGCAATCTGTTCTCGTTCGTTGTGGCTAACACGAACACCGGCGCGGTCACAATCAACATCGATGGCGTGGGTTCTAAATCCATCACTCGGACAGGATCGACTGCGCTAGTAGCTGGCGACATGGTGGCTGGTCAAGTGGTGCTGATTGAATACGATGGCACTCGATTCCAACTGCTGAACGGTAATAGTTTCACGAATTTGCTGGTATCGGGAACGCTGACCTACGGCGGTGTGACGCTAACGAATGCAGTTACCGGCACAGGTAAGATGGTGCTTGATACTAGCCCGACTGTTAACAATCCGACCGTCACTAATTACGTTGAAAGCGTCGTTGCTATTGGAACGGTTACATCGTCTAGCACTTTGTCGTTGACTAGCGGTACGGTTCAGACTGCTACGCTTACCGCATCTACGGCTTGCACGTTCACGATGCCCACGGCAACCGCTGGTAAGTCTTTTGTCTTGTTGCTCAAGCAAGCAGCTTCGACGGGTAACGGTACTGCGACGTTTACCGGCGTGAAGTGGGGTACTGCGGGCGCTCCGACGATTACCGCAACCGCAGGCAAGATGGACATTCTGACATTCATCGCTGACGGAACTAACTGGTATGGAAACATTGCTCAAGGATATACCCCCTAATGTTTGCAGCTAAAAACTTTTTTCTTGCCGGTGGTGGAGGCGCTGTTGCGCCAACATCCGTTTCCTATTTGGTTGTTGCGGGTGGCGGCGGCGGTGGATCGACGTTTGCAGGAACGTCCGGTGGCGGTGGCGGTGGCGCAGGTGGTTACCGAGCATCCACGTTAGCGGTTTCTTCCGGCTCGCCAATTACCGTAACCGTTGGCGGCGGCGGGGCGCCTGGTACGACAACGGCAGCAACAAGCCAAGGAACTAACGGGCAAGATTCTGTGTTCGGTAGCATTACCTCGTCAGGCGGTGGTGGTGGTGGCGGTTGTGATACAGGATTCTTTCCTGGCAAAAATGGCGGTTCGGGTGGTGGCTCGGGTGGTGCGGGTGGACTAACAATTAGCGGTGGAACAGGAAACACGCCGTCGACCAGTCCTGCTCAAGGAACGAACGGAGGAACTGCATCGGTTGGAGCGCCGAACTACGGATCAAGCGGTGCAGGTGGTTCAGCAAGTGCCGGTGTAGATTCGACCGGAACTTCAGGTGGTAATGGCGGGGCGGCTACGGCAAACTCAATCAGCGGCTCGTCAATTTATTACGCAGGTGGCGGCGGCGGCGGTGCATACAACGGCGGCACTCAAGGCTTGGGCGGCGGTACGGCTACGACTGCCCAAAAAGGCGGGGCAACTGACGGCGTAACCGGTGGAAACACGGCAGCCAATGGCTCGGCAAATACGGGCGGCGGTGCAGGCGGCGGTTCGGGCGGTGGCGGCGATGGCATTGGTGGGACGGGCGGTTCGGGCATAGTGATTATTAGTTACCCGGACACATTTGCCGCTGCAACAAGCACAACAGGTTCGCCAAACATCAGCACGTCAGGTGGAAACCGAATCTATAAGTGGACAGGATCAGGGAGCATTACATTCTAATGGCACACTTTGCGAAACTTGAAGGCGACCTTGTTACTCAAGTGATTGTGGTTGCTAATGAAGAATTGATGGTGGATGGCGTAGAGAGCGAAGCTAAAGGCATAGCATTCTGTCAATCTCTGTTTGGTGGTGAATGGAAGCAGACTAGCTATAACGGCAGCATTCGCAAACATTACGCAGGTTTTGGCTACACCTACAACGCACAACTTGATGCGTTTATTCCTCCGAAACCTTATCCGTCTTGGACATTAAACGAAACAACTTGCCATTGGGATGCACCAATTCCAATGCCTGAAGGCGCGTGGTCTTGGGACGAAAACTCTCAATCATGGGTAAAGATAAATGGA